CAAACGTAGATCCAGCAACAATTGATGTATACTGTTTATCAGGTTCTGTGATTGATTGTGAGTTTGTTTGTACTTCAGCTAAAACAACATCTTTTAGTGTTGATTTTACTGCTTGTACCGATTCAACTTTTATTATTGATGCTTTCCCAACGATTATAGAATCAATATTAGATGAACAAACACCTTTATTTAATGGTGATACAACATCTATTAATGAAAGTATACAACAATTAATATTGTCAACAATTACAGATCCAGTTCCAATTATTGCTGAAGACGAAAACATTAGTTACTTTGGTAGTGTTGATGGTGTGGATTATTCTGGGATGACAGCAATGGGATTTTCAGCAGAAACTAACGTTTTTGATGTACCAAATTTAGTTTTTACAGCAAACACATTAAGTGACACAACTAACGATCCTTGGTTTTATTCTTTGTTTGACCCAACAGGAAATGGGAATTATACTGGGTTTTCTTTCTGGACAATTGTTCAAAATTTAACTTTGTTAAATCCAATCTCAACGTCAACAACGTCAACGTCAACAACGTCAACAACAACTAACCCTTGTGTTACACCTATTCCTACAACAACTACATCAACAACTCAAGCTCCGATTATTGAGTGTTACTCCGGAACAATTATTGGTAAAATTTATTACTATACTGGTAATACTTTTACAGATTATGATGATGTTGTTATTGCAACATTACGATCTAGAGGTATTGCAAACTATAGTGACAGTAATGTTCCTACTTATGAAGTAACTGGTTTAACTAATGTTTCTTTAGATATGACCGGACCATATTCAGGAGTTACTAAAGATCCATACTCAACTTTCTTGGTGAATGTTACAAACACTACTGGTAGTTTATTTTCTTTTGAAACTTCTTTTTCAACTAGTGATGCAGAATATATTTCTAAAGTGTTTGGCACTTCTAACTTTTCAAAACCTAAATCGGTAGTACCTTTATTTTTAGAAGAGAGATTTCAAGCATTCTTGAATTATGCTTACAAAAAAGGATACATTAGAGGTTTAAGTTCCGATTTAATCGCATTAGATTCAGCACAAAGTAGTTCTAACACGTCAATTGGGTGGTATTTAGATAGATACCAAACACCTTCATCTCCTTGGGTTGTGTCTGAAGTGAGAGGTAATAAAGTGTTTAACTTGTTCAAGTTTTATACCGTAGCTGATGGAAATTCCGCAAATACTAATGTTAAAGTATCAATCTTTGATATTTCGTTTGCTAACGGAACGTTTAGTGTTTTAGTAAGAGATTACTTTGATTCGGACTCTAACCCAACTGTTTTAGAAAAATTCACAAATTGTTCAATGGATCCTTCACAAAACAATTTTATCGCTAAAAAAATTGGTACGTTAGATGGTGAATACCAATTAAATTCTAAATATATTATGATTGAGCTAAATGAGGATGCTCCTGTGGATGCATTACCTTGTGGTTTTGATGGTTATACATTTAGAGAATATGCTGGTGCTAAACCACCGTACCCAATTTACAAAACTAAATATAACTTCCCAGGTGAAGTAATCTGGAATCCACCATTTGGTACATCAACCGGTACTGATAACACAACATTGAGTTCTGGGGATAATGTAAGACGTACTTATTTAGGATTTTCAAATCAATTAGGTTATGACTCTGATTTCTTTGAGTATGTTGGTAAACAAAACCCATTAACAACTTGTGATTTAGAGGGTTCTAACTGGAATTATAAAACAAGAGGTTTCCATATGGATAAAAATGCTTCTGGCATTACAATTAATGGTAATTTTGTTAGTAGTGGTGATCCTAGGTTCTTTGTTGGTGACGCTGCGTTTTCTTCTGAACCAACAGTTGATACAAACCCATATTACAGATTATACTCAAGAAAATATACTTTGTTTGTACAAGGTGGATTTGACGGATGGGACATTTATAGAGAATATAGAACAAATGGTGATAGATATGTATTAGGTCGTCAAGGATTCTTATTTGGTGCTTGTGCTACTGACAGATACCCAACAGCAACTGGATGGGGTGCCTTCAAACAAATATCTATTGGTGATGGTACAAAAGAATACGGTAATACCGATTACTACGCTTACCTATTAGGTATTAGAACATTTGTCAACCCAGAGGCTGTTAATATTAATGTATTCGTAACACCTGGTATTGATTATGTAAATAATAGTGATCTTATTGGTGAAGCGATAGAAATGATTGAGTATGAAAGAGCGGATTCGTTATATATAACAACAACACCGGACTATAATTTATTTTTACCAACAACAACTAACACGGATGGTCTTATCTACCCACAAGAAGCGGTTGATAATTTAGAAGAAGCGGGTATCGACTCTAACTATACTGCAACATATTACCCTTGGGTATTAACAAGAGATAGTGTTAACAACACGCAAATCTATCTTCCAGCAACGGCTGAAGTTACAAGAAACTTGGCTCTTACTGATAATATCGCGTTCCCTTGGTTTGCGGCAGCTGGTTACACTCGTGGTTTAGTTAATGCGATTAAAGCTCGTAAAAAATTAACACAAGAAGACAGAGATACTTTATATCAAGGAAGAATTAACCCAATTGCAACCTTCTCTGATGTTGGTACTGTAATCTGGGGTAACAAAACTCTACAAATTAGGGAATCGGCACTTGATAGAATCAACGTAAGAAGATTGTTGTTACAAGCTCGTAAATTGATTTCTGCTGTCTCTGTAAGGTTGTTGTTTGATCAAAATGATGAACAAGTAAGACAAGATTTCTTAAACGCTGTGAACCCAATTTTGGATGCAATTAGACGAGATAGAGGTTTATATGACTTTAGAGTTACAGTATCTTCTGACACTGCTGATTTAGATCGTAACCAGATGACTGGTAAAATTTATATCAAACCTACACGTTCATTAGAGTTTATAGATATCACGTTCTTTATCACACCAACTGGTGCTTCGTTTGAGGATATCTAAATAGGTATTAAATTTTAATAAATCAAGACCCTCAAAATTTTTTTTGGGGGTTTTTTTTGTTTATATGGGATTTATTTTTAACTTTGCAAATATCAAATGAAATTATGTTACGTAAAAAAATTGTAAAAGAGATTATTAATGAGATGTTATTTCAACCACAAGTAAAATGTTCTGTTGAAAAGAATCTTCGTGTTTATATGAAAGATTGGGATGACAACATTCTTTTTATGCCGACAAAGATTAAAATGGATTACAACGACGATGGCAACTGGATACCCGTAGATATAACAACAGAAGACTTTGCCCGTCTTAGAAATCACCTTAGATATAGACTACGTGATAATAACCCAGAGGAAGCGTTTAGAGATTTCAAAGAATCCGAACCATTCTTTAGAGATATTAAATGGGCGGTACAAAGAAAAAGATTTGCCCCAAGTGCTCAAAAATTTAAAGAGGTACTTTACTATGCAAATCCGTTTGCAATAAACACGGCTCGTGGACACAAACCAAGTGATCTAAAAAAAGGTGTAATGTTGTTTATTGATATAGTTTTTAATAAAACCCAAAAAAAGGAAATGATTAAAAATATAATTAATTCCTTTATAGATGAAAAAAGATTTAATGATTATTTCATTTCAAAATTAAATGAATTAGATTATAATCAAATTATAGAATTGTATTTAGATGAAAAAGGAGAGTATTATCCGGTGTCTTCAGAAGAATTTGGAAAAAAGTTTGGTTTAGATGTAAAGGGTAGTACTTCCAACCCAGAACACGCAAAAAAAGTAGCAATTGCAAATTTTGTTAAGTCTATCTGGGATGATATTGATTACTGGATCAATAGTGGACATAAAACAATTTCTTTTGGTTTTTCTGATGATGATCAAAAAAATGTAAAAGCCGCAGAAGATTTCATTAGAAATGAGTTAACAATTACATATCCAGAAATTCATTTTGTTATATATGATACATCTGATAAAGAAACTAAAAAAATTGTTATAAGTAAAAAGAATTAAAAAATAGTTATTAGTTATTTTTAATATTATTAATTAAGTAACTTATATTATATATATAATTTTAAAAAAATAAAAGTAAATAGAAAAATTTTCATTAGCACCATATTTATAATTAAATAAACAAAAAATTAAATTATAATTATGGCTGATTTATTAATGAAAATGCCTATCCCGTATGAACCAAAAAGACAGAATAGGTTTATTGTAAGATTTCCATCTAGTTTGGGGATTAACGAGTGGTTTGTTGAAAGTGCTGCTAGACCATCTATTAAAGTCGGTTCTACTGAAATTCAGTTTTTAAATACTTCAACTTATGTTGCCGGTAGATTTACTTGGGATGAAATTTCTGTTAAATTTAGGGATCCAATTGGACCTTCTGCATCACAAGCTCTTATGGAGTGGGTACGTTTATGCGCTGAGTCAGTAACAGGACGTATGGGTTATGCTGCTGGATACAAAAAGAACGTAGATTTAGAAATGTTGGATCCTACCGGAGTTGTTGTTGAAAAATGGATTTTAGAAGGTTGTTTTTTAACTTCTGTAAACTTTGGTTCATTGGCTTATAACCAAGACGCTTTAGCTGATATTACAGCATCACTTAGAATGGATCGTTGTATTTTAGTCTACTAAATTACTTCAAAGATAAAATTTTATTTCAGATCCCCAACTTCTGTATGGGGATTTTTTTTATTTATATTTACAAAAAACATAAGTAAAGTATTATTTATAATAAAAGAAATACTATGGATGCAAATACGAATGAAATTGGTCAAATGAATTTTAATTTACCTCACGATGTGGTTATGTTACCGTCAAGAGGTAAGTTTTATAAATCAAAAAAGAAAAGTGTTAAAGTTGGTTATCTGACCGCGTCAGATGAAAACATTTTAGCTAATTTAAATTTTAGTAAATCTGTAAAAGAATCTATTGTATTACCTTTATTAAAAAATAAATTATATGAACCAGACCTTCGACCAGAAGAGTTATTAGACGGTGATTTAGAAGCGTTATTAATCTTTTTAAGAAATACATCTTTTGGACCGGAGTACACTGTTGAATTAGTTGACCCAAAAAATGAGAAGACTTTTACCGCAACAATATTATTGGACGAATTAAATATTGTTCAGACACCAATTGAACCAAACGAAGAAGGTTTATTTGAAACACAGCTACCTAGAAGTGCTGCACAAGTAAAGTTAAAAATTTTAACTTTAAAAGATTACATTGAAATTGATAGTATTATTGCTAACTACCCACAAGGACGTATGGCACCTACGGCAACTTTAAGATTACAAAAAAATATTGTTGAATTAAATGGTAGTAGAGACCAAGGAGAGATTGCAAAATTTATTGAAAGTATGCCGATTATGGACTCAAAATATATTAAAAATTACTTGAACGAAAACGAACCAAGATTAGACCTAAAAAAAGAAGTTATCGCCCCATCAGGAGAAAAAGTGAACGTAGGTATCGCTTTTGGGGTGGAGTTTTTTCGGCCTTTCTTCTGATTACCAAGCCCATTTACTTACTGAATATTATATTCTAGCTAAAATGTTAAGAACACAATACAGTGAATTCTTAAAAATACCAACATATGTTAGAAGGTTTTTAATTGATAAAATTATTGATGACAATAAAAAACAATAAATTAATATTTATTAATTAAAGACAAATCAAATTATGTTAATTCTTGACCCTGCTAAGAAAGCCGATTTAACGGAAAAAAAAGAAGAAGTAAAAACCGGTATCCAAGACGTAACAATTGATATTGGCGGAAAACTAGAAGAACTTATTAAAAACCCAAAAAGTGTTTTAAGTGTTTTAACTAATACATTAAAAGAAGCTTTCGCCCCAGCCAAATACCTTGAAGCAACAAAATCTTTAAACGAAGAAGCATATAGACTAGCAAGAACATTGGGTGTTTCTAGTCAAAGAACTAGAGAACTAACAGTTGCCGTTGCTGATGCAATACCAGAATTTGTTGGAATTGGCCTTGAGGTTGCCGACGCTGGTGTTGCTATGTCAACCCTATTTGAATCTTTAAATACAAACTTAACAATAGGTAAGGATGTGCTGGCGGATTTCGCCGCAACATCAAAAGTCACTGGCGTTGAACAAAAAACTTTAGCGGTAAACTTTAGGGACGTTGGTGTTGGTATCGGCAGTATTGGTGACAATATGATAAAAGTTACAAAAATTGCCCAACAAGCTGGCGTTACAGTAAAATCTGTTTCAGATGCGGTAGTAAGTAACCTTGACAAAATGAATATGTACAATTTTGAAGGGGGTATTAAAGGTTTGGCAAAAATGGCGGCACAAGCAAGTAGGTTAGGAATGTCAATGGAAGGTGTTTTTGGTATTGTTGATAAAGTGTTTAATCCTGAAGGTGCAATTAATTTAGCCGCATCATTACAAAGATTAGGTGTTACAACAAGTGATTTATTAGATCCGTTAAGACTAATGGATTTAGCACAAAATGACCCAACCGAATTACAGAATCAGATTGTAAACATGACAAAAGAATTTACAAGATTCAACAAGGAAAACAACCAAACTGAAATACTACCTGGTGCCAAAAGAAGACTTAATGAAATCGGTATCGCGATGGGATATAATAATGGTGAGTTACAAAAAATGGCAATAAACGCGGGAAATTTTGAAGAAAAATTAAAACAAGTTAGGATGCCAAGTCTCCCAATTAATGAAGACACTAGGAATTTAATTGCAACAATGGCACAAATGAACGATAAAGGAATTGCCGAAATTAGAGTTGCAAGAGTTGACGATAAAGGAAATTTTACCGGCGAATACGACCCTGTTGCTGTTGAAAATTTAACCGAACAACAAATAAAACTTGTTGAACAACAACAACTTTCTCAACAAGATACTATGCCCGATATTGCTAGAGATCAGTTAGACGAACTAAGAAAACTTAATACAAATATAAATAAATTTGTTATGGCTCAACGATACGGTTTAGCTTCTAGTAATCTTTTTTCTGGTGCATATGTTAGTTCATTGAGAATGGCAACCAAAGGATTTGAAGACTCCACATTTGGATCCGAACCCGCAACAACTTCAAAAACATACAGAGATAATATTGGTCGTATGGGGGATAAGTCAATCCAGGATATTATGAAAATGACTGGTACACAATTATTTGAAATAGGAACACAAATTTTTAATAATGGTATAAAACTTACTACTACCGACTTGAAAAACCAATTTCAAAGTATTATGGACGGAATGGAAAAGATTGTTACAACAAAAATTAAGGACGCCGATTTTATCAAAAACTTTAATGATTTTTATACTAACTCAAACGTAGAAAAAAAAGTTAATCATTCTGGAAACATTAACTATACTTTCACTCATGACTTTAAATTAGGTGATTTAACAAAATTACCAGCACAAATGCAACAATTAATAATTGATTTGTGGTCAAAAGGCCTTACCGAAACAGAAATACAAACTTTAATGCAAGACGCAAAAAACAAAGTGTTTAATGGAAACAATCAACCAACTATTATTAAAAAACCCTAAAACAAGTTATTTATATATAAATAAAAATTAGTATGTCTGAAAGTACATTATCATTTGTTTCTTCGTCTTCTTTTAGAAATTCTTTAATTACTAGAAACTTAGCACCCTATACCGTACCTGGGGTTTATATTCCACCAGCCGGTAATGTGACCTACGAAGTTTCACCACTACAAGATTCTTCTGTAATAGATTCGCCAGACAACTATATTAGTACAAATCAATTCGCAAATGGATTATATCCTTTAAATGAATACGGACCAGATGGTGGTTTTAGTGGTAAGTATAGTGTCCCAGGACAACCATTACCCGTAGACTCAAACCAAGGACCATATAATCCGAATGACCCAGATTTTCAGTCAATAGATCTAGTAAATGAGTTTTTTATTGACGCTGCATATATTCAAAACAAGTATGGACCGGAGGGTGGGTTTAATGATTTATTTACTATAACGGATATCCAACTATCAGAACAATACTTTCAGTCGTATAACGAACCCTTTGTAACGTCTTTATATAAACCATATCAGATATTAACCAGCCAAAATCCAAACGGAACAAGTGGAACACTATCTCAAGACACATTTCTAGCAAAAATTGCAGCATCAAGTCTTAAATCTGCATTTGAAGAAAGGATTGCTTATGAATTTACGTTTTTAAATGGTCAAGGACCCTCAATACCTTTAGGTTTTGGGAATATAAACACATTAAATAGTCCCTTTTCTAACCTTTTTACAAACTTTAATAACCAACCTTTATCAAATAAAGATTGGAAAATTACAGTACCAGAAGACACCCAAGCAAACAATCAACAATTTACAAATAGATTACAAGAAAATTATTATCCAGCATCACCAATTCCAGGTGATTATTTTGATTCATTTTCACCAATACAAGCACCAGTTGTTGAAACGGCACTTGAAAACATAAATAATATAACCGGTAATCTAGGACCAGTATTAAACTTATTACGGAATCCATCGGAAATATTCATTTCAAACACAGGTAAAGCACAACAATCAATATTATTTAATAGTTTAGACTATAACACATACAGACCTTCATATAACAGAGGTGGTGTAAGTTCAAACTTACAAAATGCGGTTGCCAACTTTTTAGATAATGACCCACAAATTACTGGTAAGTATTATGTTGGAAGCGTATTTTCCGAACCATCAATTATAGAATCACCACCAAACCAAGTTGCGGTAAATAGTTTTGGGAAACAACAAAACACAATTGTTTATGGACCTTCCGAATTAGGTATCCTTTATGAAGGAAATGAACAAAAATTAAATTTTGGTTTAAAAGGTAAATCAGTCACTGATGGTGGCGGTATAATGGGTGAATTCATTTGGACATCACCAAAATATCAAGCAAATGCTGGATTTAAAGTTGGAAAAGGAGGTGATCCGGTAAAACCAAGTCCAGATTTCAACACCGACACACCAAGACAAGGTAACGATTTTAATTCGGTATCAAGTCAGTTTAGTAGAGATAAGTCAGTTGATTTTGATTTAAAATCTGGATCAATACTTGACGACACACAAAGAATTATTGATGCTGCGGATAAAGTAACTGGTAAAGCAAGATTAAAACACGTAGGAAACGCAATTAACCAAGTGTCAAAAGTTTTTCACGATGGCTATAAAGAAATAACAAAAGGATCCCAAGTCATCGCTTATTATGACTCTGTAACGGGAGGTGAAAATATTGGTATTAACGGCAATGAAGTTGGCAGAGAGTACTGTAGGATTTTTCAAAAGGACACACCGTATTACACATATGGTGACTTACAAAAAACAGACGGTATAACAACTTCTGGACGTAAGTTTCATAACTCCGTATTGGATAATACATTTAATTTAAATATAGCACCTATAAGAGGTGAGGGCTCTACAAACATTAGAGACGGTAGAGTAAAAAAATATATGTTCTCTTTGGAGAATTTAGCCTGGAGAACATCAGATAAACCAGGTTTTACAATACAAGACCTACCTGCTTGTGAACGAGGACCAAACGGGGGTAGAATTATGTGGTTTCCACCCTATGATCTATCGTTTAGTGAGGATTCAAAAGCACAATGGAACCCAACTAAATTTTTGGGAAGACCAGAACCGATATATACTTACCAAAACTCATCAAGATCGGGAACAATTTCTTGGAAAATAGTTGTTGATAACCCAGCATCTTTAAATACAATTATTGAAAAACAGTTAGCCAAAAAAACAGATCAAGAAGTTAATTCTATCGTTGATTCATTTTTTGCTGGTTGTGTAAAATATGACCTATATGATTTAGCGGCAAAGTTTAATCAAATACCAATTAGTGAATTATATACTTATCAAGAAATACTAAATGATGCAAGAACAACACCAGAAGAAGCCAATATTGTTTTAAAAGAAATAAGTAAAACAAAAGAAGAAAAAAGTGGTGGTGCTAATGGCGGTAATCAAACTAATGATGGTACTGGACAGGACAATAGTAAAAAAGAAGACAATGACACAGAAGAAACAACGTTAGGTTTTACACTTTATTTTGACGCATCAAAACCTGGACCGTGTAAGACAATTGTTTCTGATACGGATTATGAAACTTTATATAATAGTTATCTTGTAGCAGAAGCAGGATATGGTTCGTCGGCAACAACAAACAATAATATAACTTGGACAAAAGAGGATGTTAAATCGTTTTTTGAAAAAGAGATTAAAAAAAACTATGCGCAAGTTAAAGATTACTTAGACAAAATGGCTATTGCGTTAGCCAACGGCGCAACTATAACACTAAATTTTGCTGCAAAAACAAATGCCGCACCTGGTTGTGGTCAAACGGACATTGTGTTTAATACAGAATTAGCAAATAGAAGATTAGACTCAATTAAAAAATATTTAGAAAAACAAAAGGCTGGAGCAAAGACATTTAAAGATTACTTTAATGAAAAAAAATTAAACATAGTCAGTGAAACACTTTCAGCTTTTAATTCTGAAGTTGTTATAGATGGTAAAACTATTTTATGTAAGAACACAAGTGGAAAAAATAATGTTCCGGCAATGGCTTGTAGAAGCGTCGTATTAACTGGTGTGTCAATTAAAAATTTGGTTAAGGAAGAAGAAGAAAAAGAAAAAGAAATTGTTAATGAACAATTAGAAGATAAAGAAATAATAATTACTAACCCAAAAAAACCGATAAAAAAACCAGACCCAGTACAAAAATTAAAAGAAGGCATATCAAAAAAAATATTAAGAAATTTGTTTTCAGAGTGTGATTATTTTGAAGATATTAAAGAAACAAACCCAATGATTTATGCTTCTATAAAAGAAAAAATAAAATACTTTAGCCCAGCATTCCACTCAACGACACCAGAAGGATTAAACGCTCGGTTAACATTTTTAAATCAATGTATGAGGCCTGGACAAACAATTCCGGTTGTTGGTAATGATAATCAATTAAAATATAACGACGCACTAAACACATCATTTGGTACACCACCAGTATTAGTTTTAAGAATTGGTGATTTTTATCATACCAAAATTATTCCTAATAGTTTAGGTATTTCATTTGATCCATTAATTTATGATATTAACCCAGAGGGTATTGGTGTACAACCTATGATTGCAAAAATAACTTTAAGTTTTGATTTTATTGGTGGACAAGGTTTAGCCGGACCAATAAAACAATTACAAAACGCTCTTTCATTTAATTATTATGGTAATACAGAAGTATATGATGAAAGATCTATAGCTACGGAAGACACATCAGAAAGAGATAAAACTCTTGAAAAATTATTGGTTAAAAATGGTGGACCGACAGTTACAAATAAGGACGTTCAAAACCAACAACCACAAAAAGGTTTAACACCAATAGGTACAATAACAAACAGCAACGTTAATGCAACAACAGGTATTGAGACTGGTGAGTTGAATTACTACAATATAATGAAAGAATTGGAAGACAATACAAAAAATTATTTTACCACAGTTGTAAATCAATCAAAATCAATCACACAAGTAACCACTTGGAGTATGGCACAACTTGTTTATTGTGAAACAAATTATTCAGATGGAAAAACGTTTGAGTTTACAATACCACTTGCGGGTAAATTATATGGAAAATCTGATGATGTTGAAAAAAACATAAAAACCCTAATTAATAAAAGTGTTGATGACGTTAAAAACGACACAAACCCAATCATTGCAGGTTTAAAAAGTGCTTCCCCAGACATCCCTGATAATGTTTTAAGACAATTAAAAGAAACAATAAAAAAATCTTTAAACACAAATGAAATAGAACTCAACCTAATTGTTCAACAACAGATCAATACGATAGTTAGCGTTCAAGAAACTTTAAATTATACGTTCAGAAAACTAGACGTTGTCCAGGACAAATTAGATGGCGTAAAAGAAAAAACTGGTGCGCTAAAAGTATTCCTTCTAACCGGCGACACAAAGTTTGTACTAATTAATATGGAAAAGATGTATATAGATAACACAAATAATACAATTCGTTTTTTAAATAATCTAGAAAGTGGAAGTATATTAAACAAAAAAGGATATGACCCAAAAAACGCTACATATGTAAGCCCGGTAGCGGTAACAACTAATATAAAATCACAACAACAACAGAGATTTTATATGTCAATGAGTAATATACTTTTAGATAAAACAAAATTTGATAACTTTTTAAATTCGTTAATAACACCTGAAGTTAAAGCCAGCAATTTAGAAGTGACAATTAGAAAAATATGTACTGACTTTAGAGATGAATGTGAAAAAACACACAATAGTGAAGTTAAACTATTTGACGATTTTGAAAAAGATGCGGAATATAAAAAATACTCGGACTATAAATTGTTAATAGATAATCAAACCACAACCATAGAATTTTTCAAAGACAAACAAATTAGTTATGAAACCCAAAACCCCAAAACAGACAACGCAAATACAAAGATAATTAAAAATTTATATAACGGTAAAAACCTTAACCAGGATAAAAAAACGTTCAACGGCAAATCAACATTTAATTAATTATGCAATTACAATATTACAATAGATATGGCAATTTTTTAGTGAATGGAGAACAAACTGTTGTTCCATATTTGACATTACAATCTAAAAGTAGTGATAAAAAATATATTTACAGAGTTGGTCAATCTAGATTAGATAAAATTTCCCAACAATATTATAATTCACCATTTTTTGGTTGGTTAATATTACAAGCAAATCCAGAATTTACTGGGTTTGAATTTAACATTCCAGACGGATCAGTATTGACAATACCGTATCCTTTAGTAACTTCATTACAAGAGTA